GAATCAACTTCATTACAAAAGCAACGTGCAGAATTACGTAAAAAACAAAAAGAAGATATAGGACGTGATAAATTTCTTGAACTTGCAATGGCTGGTCTTCAAATTGCTGAAGCTGGTGGGCAGGGTAAAGGATTACTTGATGCAAGTATTCCAGCTGCTAAAACTGCATTAGGTGGTCTTGGCGAAGCTCGTACAAGAGAACGAGAACTTGAAGCTGCTAATGTTGAAGCAGGATTCCAAGATAAAATGATGGAGTTAGGTTTAACTGAAAAACAAATTAAGGCAATTAGTGAAGCTCGAACTATGGATGCTCAAGATTTAGACGTACAAACTAAGTTAATAAAAGCTCAAAATGATGGTAAAGATTACAAACTTCCATCTCAAAATGACATAGAGGTAATAGGAAATTTAGCTAGTACATTTGTTAGCGGAATTAAAGATGAAAATAAAAAAGACAAATTAGAAACACTTATAAAAGACAAAGAGATAAGTAATGAATTATCAGTTCGTGCTAAAAATTACATAGAAGTTAATAAACTATCTCCTGAAGAAGCAGTTGCAAGATCATTAAATGATATTAATGAACGGTATAATTATGAAAGTACACTAAACCCTTTCGACACTGAAATAAATCGAAAATCTTAAGGATAAGACGTATAAATGGCTGAAATGCTTCAGAAAGAAATAGGAACTATTTTAGATGAGTTAGATGCAGGATCGCTTTCTACAAGTGAACCTACAAATTCATTGTCTGAATATCAAAAATTAATTGGTAATACAGGAACTTCTCAGTCTACTGGAGCTTATAAAAGTCAAGATACTTTTACAGGTAGAGTAGGTAAAAGTTTTGATGAAGCACAGTTAAATTTCTTTGGTGGTTTAAAAGTTTATGGTGATGAGCTTGATTTAGATTTTTTAAAAGACATTGCTAATAGTGGAATTGAAACTCAAAAAGAAGACATAAGTAAATATAAACCTTCAGAAAGAAGCGCAAGTTTTACAAAAGGTATAGATGAGGTATCTGATCTATATGATGAAGAAGGTTTAGGCGGTGCCATTGAAAGAGGTGCGTTATTAGCTAAAGATATGGTTGCAACTGCTATTGGTAGTTTTGGATTAACTGGTGCAGCTGTTTTAGCTGGTGCTGCAGCTGCTCCTATTACTGGAGGGGCTAGTTTACTTGTAGCTCCTTTTTTAGTGGGCGCTGCTCAAGGCACTGGTGGAGTTTATGAAGAAGCTAAAAAATTAGGAGCTTCTGAAAAAGATTCTAGAGAGTATGCTATTGCTGGTGGTGCTGTTATAGGTGCTTTAGATCGTATTGGTGCAGCTTCTGTACTTAGCGGTTTAGTTAAAAACTTTGGTAAGGATCAAGTTAAAAAGGTTTTAGCTAAAGATGTAGGAGAAGAAGCAGCTGAAACAGCATTAGGTCAAGCGTTAAAGATAGGCCAGACTACAGCTAAAGGGGCAGCTAAAGGCGGTGTTTCTGAAGGCATTACTGAAGGTTTTCAAGAACAAACCCAAATCTCATTTGCAGGAATGTCTGCAGATGAAGGACTTTTTCCTTATAAAACAGATGAAAATATTAATCGTTTATTAGATGCAGCTGCTTTAGGTATTGCAGGTGGTGCACCTATTCGTGGAGTAACTGAAAACTTTGCTCCTAAAGAACGATATGTTCCTATGAAATTAGCAGAAGAAATAAAAAAAGAAAATGAAAAATTATTAAATTCAGTAAACGATGCAGATACAGAAATAAGTAAACGTGCATCAGACACTGATACTTTTCAAGAAGGTTTTATAGGTGCTGCTCGTAAGTTAGTTGCTAAATCTACATCACCTTTAATTAATCTTGCTGAACGATCTGATTTAGGTTCTAAACTTAAAAATGCATTTGATACACAACCAGATGTAAAAGCAGAGACAACTGCAAAATTTATTAATAAGTATAATAATATACTAAAAGAAAATGATTTAGTTCGATCTGTAAAACTTCCTTTTCAGTCTCCTGTTTCTAAAAAAGATAATAAAGAATTATCTAAAGCTTTAGCCAACGAATCTACTTATACTTCTCCAGATGTTAGAATTGATAAAGCTGCAAAACAGATTCGAAATCTTTTAGGAGAGATTGATGAAGAAGGTATTACACTTACTGAACAATCTTTAAATGATGCTATTGTAAATAATAAGCAAACATTAAATGAAATTTCTGAAGCTGTTCAAAAGGGAGCGCTTACTGAAGAACAAGCTAATGGAACTTACTACTCTGCCTTTAATAGTGTAAAAGAAAATTTTAATGAAACTTTAAAAGGATTGGGAGAACCTACTCCTGAGAATGTTCAAACAGCTTTAGCTGAAGTACAATCTAAAAATCCACAGTATAAAATTTTACAAAATGCTGAACTTAAAAAAACAAAGTATACTGGTCTATTTCAAGAATTACTAGATCAAGGTATTGATATTAATTTTGAAGCTGATTATCTTCCTGTATCTTATAAATTATCTACTAAAGCTCAACGAAAATTAGCAAAAGAAGTTTTAATTAAAGCAGGAATGAAACCTTCTAGTATTGATAGATTTATTGAGAATCTTAAAGATACAGACTATCAAAGTCAACCAATGGTTAAAGATTTATCTTGGGAATATGATTCTGAAGGACGTAAAACTGTAGCTAAAAAAGAATCGTTTGAAGAAAGTAGAACACTTCCTAAAAACGCTAGAGATGCTTTATTTGATGCAGGATTAGTAGAAGACAATGCGTCGGCGGTTCTTACAAGTCATTTTTTAAATGTAGGAAATCGTATTGGTAATCAAAAGATTACAGATGCAGTTAATAAATTATTTACTGAAAGTCCAGAGTCTGTTACTAAAGGTGAATTTGAAAGAATAAAAGACCTTCATAAAGCTATAAATGGTAAATGGCAAATTCAAGATGAATCGTTAAGAAAAATTAGTAATTTTGCTAGAGCTGCGGGTTACATTTCAACAATGGCTTTATCAGCTTTTACTGCATTATCAGAACCTTTTATTATTTTTTCAAGTATTTCTCCTAAACACGTTCTTCCTTTAACAGTTAAAACATTAGGAATTGGATTTAGAAGAGCCTTACGTAGTATCCTACCTAAAATATCTAAAACTGAAATGGAAAAGAATTTTGAAAATATTCTTCAGGGTTTAGATGGTAGTTTAGCTGAACGATTTAATGAAATTGAAGGATTTACAACTTCTAAAAAAGTTACAAATACATTTTTTAAACTAACACTCCTCACTGAAGTAACTCAGTTAAGCAGATACATGGCTTACTCTGCTATGCGTAAGAATTTACTTGATGATGCAATTCGTGCACAGGCTGATAACTCTTTAAGTAAACCAACTGTTGATGGCAATAAAGCTGCGTCAAGACTTCAAAAGATTTATGGTATTGCTAATCCTAAAACAAATAAAACACTTACAGAATGGATTGAATCAAATGGAAAAGATAATCCTACATTAATTAATAGAGCTTTATCTAAAGCTGTTGATGACAATATTATGGCTCCTAATACTGTTAATAAACCACTACTTATGAGTGATCCTAATTACGCTTTAATATTTCAATTAAAAGCATTTTTAACAGTGTTTGGAAATACTGTAGGTTTTCGTATTTGGAGAGATATTACAACTCCAATGTATGGCGGTAAAGCTGGTGGTCTTCCTAAAAATCCTGAAGCTGCTGTAAAAGCTGCTTTATCATTAGCAATGATTATGACAGTTGCAGCTGCGGCTCAAGCAATAAAAGATGAAATTCGTTACGGCGATGAAGACTCTTCTTTTGATGATAAAGAAGGTGGAGCTATGCTGCTTCATCTATTAATGAATACTGGTATTTTTGGAGCAGGAACATTTCTTAAAGATATGATAGATGCGTCGGAATACGGCTCTAGTCCTTTATCTGTTCTATTGGGTCCAATACCTTCTAAAATAGCTGATTTAATTAGCGGTTTATCTAGTAGTAATCCACGAACAGTTGCTAGAAGCATTACGTCTATTGTTCCTTTGTTAGGTAATATTCCTATTGCTAATAGTCTTAGAGGAGACATTGTAGATGGTCTTGAAGATACTTTAGTAGATGTAGGTTATGAAAGAAAAAGGTAAATAAATGTTATCACTTTTAGGTTCACTCTTAGGCTTCGGTACATCCTTCCTTCCTTCTGTGATGTCTTTCTTCCAAGATCGTGCAGATAAATCTCATGAACTAAAGGTTATGGAGATACAGATTAAATCGCAATCTGAAGCCCATGTGCAGCGATTAGAAGAAATCAATACCAAAGCTGACGTAGACCAGATGAAAGCCATGTACAAGCACGACAGCAGCCTACAGGAGCATTCTGCATCATGGACATCGACACTATCTGCAACTGTACGTCCAGTTATTACATATGCTTTCTTTGGTCTATTCTGTTTTGTTGAGGTAAGTGCTTATGTTGCACTAACAGCTAAAGGAGTAGCTGCCCCTGATGCAGTAGCATTAGTTTGGTCAGAAGATACTCAAGCACTATTTGCTGCAGTAATTTCATTTTGGTTTGGAAATAGAATGGTATCAAAGTGGAACAAGAAGTAAAAAAAGCTATTGAGTTAGCTGTTCCAATTATAAAACACTTTGAAGGCTGTCATCTATATGCTTATCTTTGTCCTGCTAACGTAGCAACGATAGCTTACGGAGCTACGAGATATCCTGATGGTAAGCGTGTAACAATAGACGATCCTGATGTAACGCAACAGGAAGCTGAAGATATCTTAGAACACGATCTACAGAAGTTTGCTTATGGTGTACTACGTTTAATCAATAAAGTTAAACTTGAACCACATGAACATGCGGCTCTGATATCTTTCTCATATAATTTAGGATTAGGGAACCTTCAAAATTCCACACTTAGAATGAAGTTAAATAGAAATGAAAGACTAGCAGCTGCTAATGAACTGCCTAAGTGGGTCCGTGCAGGTGGACGTAAATTAAGAGGATTAGTACTAAGAAGAGAAGCAGAGAGAGAATTATTTTTATCCTAATTTATTTTTCTATGTCTTCAGTAATATCTGGTTCTTCTGTAAGTGACTCTTCTAGAATATATTCAATTTCTTCTTTTTCTTCAAGAGTAGGTAGACTGTAGTTCCATTTACAATTAGCAACTAAATCAATTACTTTTTGTTCACCTAATATTTCTAAACACCTGATAATTTCTCTCTCTAAAGTTTCAGGAGATTGCTCAACATTATCAGGATTAGCACCTCTAATTCTTCCTAACATCTCCAATGCTTTAATAGCAGTCTGTCCATGATTATTGGACTTCGCTGTCATGTATTGCTTTTCAAGTTCTGTGACAACATCAATATTAGTAGATAGTTCTCCAGTTATTTCTAGAATACGTTCTTGTATTTCACTTCGTTGAAGTAATCTAGAAGCTTGATTAGCAGCTGATTTATTACTGTATCCTGCTTGTTTAGCTGACTCAGTTCCATTACGGCTTAGTGCATAATGTTGACAGAAGATTTCATACTTTTCACTTACAGACATAGGTCTTCTACATAATCAAGTTCATTAGCTTTTAATGAAGTTCTAAAGACTTCCGATGCTAATGTATTACTGCCATTAAATATAATGTTAAAATCAATGTCTTCTCTTCCAAACAATTTCTCACAGTCTTGAGCCATTGCTAAGAGTTCTCCGGTTGTCCAGAACTTTTCACCATTCGTTTCAACCTGCATATACTTCGACTGACCTGTATCAAGAAGCTCTTTCTTATCGTCGTCAGACGGCTCTCTGACGGAGCAATCAAATCCAAACATCTGAAAAGTTCTAAACCCCAATACATGAAACATTCCTAAAGTTCTCATTGCTGCACAAGTTCCACCAGTTACTAAAACTGCATCATTAGCAATGTTACAATCATCATGTGTCTTTAGCTCTTTAGCATCTTTATCTCGTATAGCTTCACTGTAAGCATGCCATACTTTAATATTAGCTTTTTTATCTAAGAGGTATTGAGTAACAGAAGGATCAGTCATACTAGCGACTAAGAATAGTGTATCTTTACGTATCTTTTTAAACAAATCTTTTCTTACTACACCGTGAGTTGATAGTCCATCAATAGGTCTTGGATCAAGAATAATACAGAAGTGAGGATAAATTTTATGCTTCAAGAGTTTAGGGTAAGCATGTTTAACACATGCAATTCGATAACCAATCTTATCAGCTTTTAAATTATCAATTGTATTTTTTAATGATTCATAATCAATGTCTCCACCTGAAACAATAATTAATTGATCATCTGTAATACGGCAACGCTTAATCCAACGATCATCTTTGAGAAGCTTTAAATTCTCATTTACATTATTAATTATGTAGTCATCAGGCATACAGTCTTTTGGATTCACTACAATAGGAATGCGAGAGAACTCTTCAGGAAGGGCTGGAAGATTATCATCTTTAAGGACTACAGCTAGATGCGTTACACCACCATCTCTAACACCGTCTTGAGAAGGGAGAACTTTAATCCTCCACTTTTTACCATCGTCATTAATTTGTTTTGTAATATCTGTAATTACAAAGTTAGTACCACAACCGTCATCATCAGGTTTCTTACCCTGAATATCTTCTGAAAAGAAATCATCAAAGACTACAACATCAGCTGATGTGTTTAACCAATCACTTTTAGTCGTCTCATATGAATGTCCACCATCAATATAAATTAAATCTGCTGAGGGAGACAAAGCAGGTACAGTTTTATTAGTGTCACCTTTATGAAGGGTGAAGTTAAATGTCTTACCATCTTCTGCTACTTTAGCTTGATACTCTTTAAGTCTATTACCTACAGCTTCAACTGTGTTATGTGCTTTAGTATTAAGTTCTCTCTTGTCACTCTCTTCTGTAGCTTCTTCAAAAAGATCAAAGCCAGTATAAGTAAATTCTTTATTGCCCGTAGAGAAGCTTGCTTCAGCCATCTGAATAGCTCTACCACCGTTCCATGTTCCAGTTTCTACAACTGACTTAGCTTCGTAATGCTTAACAATTTTAAGCAGCTGACCGTATCGTTTAGGTCCATTTATATCAGGAGCTACAGCATTAACATCTGAGATTAAGTTTTTCTTATTACCTTTAAAATGAATCATCCATTGTGATAGAGGAGACACTCCAAATGCGTCTAAGTCTTTTACATCAGGCGTAAGATTGTGTACGTTAGTTCCATGTGCTTTATAGATATTAAGTAGACGTTCAAAGATAAAGCCATCATGCCATTCACGATAGCTGAGTACTTCTCCACTCATATAAGCCCCACGCAAATCTGCAATAAATCTAAGAGCATTTTCTCTGTTTAAGTTAAACCCAACAAAAGAAGTTTCACTGTAATCAGTGGCAGTACGTCCTAAATGAACAAGCGATACTTTATCATTAAGATAAGGTTTAATATCTTTAGCACTAAAAGGTTTAGTGGTAACGGTATCCGCATCAATCCAAACCATCCAACCAGCTTCAATAGATTCTTCAGCCATGTCGAATGCTTGTTCGGATAGTGCGAATACCTTATGGCACCACTTTATAGCATCTAGTCTCCAGTTGTAGGAACCGGACATGTTGCCATCATGTTTTTTAAAAGTTTCTCGATAGTCTAAAAGGTCTTCAAGTTCATTTAGATTACGAAAATGTATCCTGTCACTAACAACTGGATTATACTTATTAATGTCAAAATCGTGATAAAAACAGACCAGACGCAAGTCTTCAGCCCAAAATTTATGGACTGCTTCAAGCATTTGTTTACCATATTTATTGTATCCTTCTTCGTTTAATGATGTTACAAATGTGATCTGATTTTTCATAATGTTTTCATTGCCTCTTCTTGAGTTAATTTAAATTGATACGCTTTCCACTCATGCGTATATGTAGCATCAATAGGTCGAGAAGGTTTCCAATCTGAAAATTGAGGTCCACCAGTAGTAAAGTGAACATTCTTTGCGTTGATATAATCAGGAGACCAGTCATCAAGCCAGTTCCACTCTTCACCAATCTTTCCAATTTGTTCATACTCTAGCCATCCAAAAGCATGTAACCAGCTTCCAGTTTTAACTGATACGTCATCTACTGTGATAAGTTTATTAGCATCATGACTGCAATTAAACACCATGAAACTAGACCAGTTTTTTCTATTATAGCTTTCTTGAATTTGTCCATCCATCTTTCTTACAGCTTTAGGATTGTAATTATGAGAGACAGTCCAGACAGCTGAGTCATCTTTGCATATCGTGTCAAAAAGTTCCCATATATCAGAACGCAACATCATGTCACAATCCATAAATAGTGCCAACCCTTCGTATTGATTAAGGGCTGGCACCAAGAAACGAGTAAATGAAAATTCAGTTGAGAAAGGTTTGTTGTCAAAGCAATCGTACTTCTGATCCCCCACATTATAATGACTACGTTTAAATAAACCTGCTCTTCGTAAAGCTTCTTGCTTTAGAGGAACAATGTTAATTGGTTTACTTGCATGTTTTTTAATTGAAGCTACAGCTACTTGAAAGGCTGAATCTTCTTTAACATCATAACCAATATAAATTGTAGGAGGTTTAGAGTACATACTTAGACAGCTTCCCGTTCTTCTTTAGTATTGTCAAGTTTATTGGAAGCGGTATAATAATCTTCAATCCCTTTACGGGTTTCTTGTAGTTGTTTAATCTGATTATCAATCACTTTAAGTGACTGCTCTTTTTGTTTTTCTTGCCAATCCTTCATAGTTGAATCAGATACAACGTAGACAGATGGACGAGTTATATAAGAATTAAAAACATCATCTAGATAGTGTTTCGTAAACATAATTTTCTCCTTAATTAAAAGCAAGTTAAAATGTAGACCCTTTATGGCATCTACTTCCATCTTGGATTATATACTATATTGCACTGCGAAGTCAAGCTATTTCTTTTAATATAGTTTCATAACTTACAGGCCAGTATTTTTTAATAATCTTAGCTATCATCTTAGCAATCTCTCTTGTCTCCTGTTGTGTGTCAGGCTTTAAACGTAGTTTCAACATATCTAAGAAGGCTCCTAACGTACCACTCCAGTACCACTCAGTATAAACTGATTGTGGTAAGACCATACGTGCTTGTTCAGGACACACACCATCAGCAAGCATGTTCGTGTAACATTGATAGGCATACTGATAAGCTGGATTAAGAGAATACTCTACTGTATCAGAACTGCTTCCCTGTTTCTTATCTTCTGCACGTTGACGTAACGGAGAAGGATTATAAAATTCTGGTGGACTATCTACATAACGTCTACTTATTTCATTCCACGGCATAAACTTATGCTTAACTAACTGACGAGCTACAAAGATAGGAGCTTTAACACGTACAGTTAAGAAGGCATGATTGAACGGTGATGTGTGATCGTGATCTGAAAGATACTTGATTAGTTTTTTATCTTTATCAGCTAATTGGTTGTCTGAAATAAAATCACTTTCTTTATCAAAGGAAACTCGCGCTGCGTTAACAACGCTTAGATCACTTCCGCAATGCTGTATGTAATCAACTTTCATTTAAAATGAACCTTTCTATTAGATCGCGTGTACCTTTACAATAATAGTGTTTTCTGTTCCAGTTACGTCTGTTTACTAGATTAGCCCAGCGTTGTGTTGTATATCTATAATCATAGGCTTTATACTCTTTTGTTGGATGTTGTATGTAAAGCGCATAATTCTTATGTTCGTACTCTAACCCATATTCATCCAGAATTTGCATTGCTTCATCTGATGTTTCAATATACGTCTTATTTTTAAAGTCACTCATATGTATAATCCTTATGTGGAATGCCATAGTATTCAATCATAACTCGTGCAGCTTCTTCTAGTTCATCAGAGTTTTCCATATGATCTCTTTCATCTGTACTAAGAGTGTATAATAGTCTTTTCATTGATTTAACAATAATTGACTCTTCATAATCTTCAAATGTTATTTCTTGTTCATTAAACATATTTATTTCCAATTTGGTCCTTCTATCCATGCTGTTGTTGAATATCTTTGTCCACTTATAACTTTAGAAGCTTCGTGTGTAATAAAAGATGGGAAGATTACTGCACATCCTTTTCGTAACTTCAAAGGAATCGGATCAGTATCTAAAGGATATAGAATAAACTCTCCACCTTCATATTCTTCAGGTTCTGTTAGCCACACCATAGCTGTTATCTTTCTTTGAGTATTTCGATTTGACGGTGGAAGAACATCTATATGTGTAACATAAAAGTCACCTGCTTCATATTTTAAAGCTTGAATGGACTCTACTTGTTTAATATCAAAATTCCATTTACATAATTCATTCATGTGTTTAGCTGCATGAAAGTATATGGTTGATAATAAAGTATCAGTAGGAAGGAAGCAGAGTTGAGTTGACCGTACATTTTCTTGTAATTCAGATTGATTATTACTAAGTACAGTTGCTCTTCGCTGCTCCTTCTCTACCGAAAATAAATGACTTTCTAGACTGTTAATAATATCATTACATTGATCGTCTTGTAAAAATTTATCAACTGTTATAAAAGGCATTTTAATCATAATTTATATCTCACATACACCAGCAGTACAAGCTAATTCTTGTGACGACGTAGTATTGTCATCGAACTCTTCATACTTGCTGTAGTCAATGTCTGGCATCATAGCCGCTAGTTCAGCGTACTTATCCTTATCAATCTCTTCGTAAGGAGCTTGAACATAACTGTGGGAATCGTCTTCTTTAGGTAAGAAAGCAATACCACATACTTCATCCCAATTTTTAAATACCCACTGACCTACATCCATCCACTCGTCTTCTCCAACGTAGATTGTAACTGATGGGTTGTGATCAGTCCAGTGTGTCCGATATTTAAGCCATAGATCAAGATGATCAAGAGCAGAGATATCATGACGGGACATTGCCCCTTTATCTGAAGCAATAGGAAAAGAGAACACATAGTTCTGTTTGTTATAGACATCGATCTCATAAGGCATGCCGCTATCGATCATCCATTTAGCTAGTGGATCAGTAACGTCAGCACGAACACGTCTGATGTAGTGATGAGCATAACGTGGATGAATACCACTACCGCTGTTAACTAACTGAGAAACAGTACCAGAAGGTTTAACAGTTGTGATGGCAGCTGAAGGGGGAATGCCTAAAGCTAAAGCAATATCTTCGTTTACCTCCCTACAGAATGACCGTAGTTCACTAAGAAAAGAAGGGTCAGGATCATACGTTAGTTTGTTATCGTAAATGCCTGTAAGAGATACGCCCAATAGACGTTCTTCTTCACTGTTGTCTTTCCATTTCTTAGACAAGTATTTAAAATCAGTTAGTGCAGATTGGAACGTACCAATGATAGCTGCAATACGTACCTTCTCTTTGATAGTCTTCTTAGTGTCATGCGGTCTAACTACAACCTCACTAAGGTTACAGAACTGCTTAGAGCGTAATGAAATCTCTCCACATGGGTTAGTACCAAAGTCGTAATCTGTCTTCCTGTTGATCTCAGCCGCTTTGTTTACAGCTGCTTCTCTATTGAAGATGCCACGTTCACCACTCTTAGATTCATACAATGAAGTCCACTCACGAAGGAATGTTCCCATGTCTGGTTTACTAGTAAAAGCAATTGAGTTATTAGCATAACTACGATTTACATTTTCATTAAACCAACTGCCCATCTTAGCATGACGCATCCTGTCATCACTTAGATTAGACAGTGAGATCATAGCTGATCGACGTACACCGCCTACAACTACAGCGGCTGCAACAGCACACATAACATCGTGACACTCTAAGCTTGAAAGCTTACGTCCAGCTGCCTTATAAAAAGTAGAGGTAACAAAACGAAACAGGTTATCTAATGGGTCAGGTCCACTAGCACGTCCACCAAATGTCTTTAGACGGCTACCAGCTGGTCTGATCTTACTTAAATCCCATGTAGGATGTTCACCTGCATACAGTCTAGCTATCAATTGACGTAGACCTTTAGCCCACCCTTCCTTACTGTCAGCAACTACAATAGTTTCTTCAGTACGTTGAATGGTAGGAACTTCAGGCATCTTCTCAACTGCATTACGCTCAACGCTAAAGCCTACACCAGTACCACACATTAAGATCATAAGTGCTTCATCGAAACATTTAGGATCGTCAACAGATAGATAGCTACAGTTATATGCAGCAATGTGATTACGATCTAAAGCTTCTCCTGCCGCCATCATGGTACGCATGGAGGGCATAACTTCTTTATCTTCAATAGCCTTCTTAACATAAGGCATCTGACATAGCAGCGGGAACTTATCAGTCATATAATCCCACCAACGATCAACAGTGTCCTGATATGTCTCTCGACGTGATGCTTCAGGAATAAAACGAGCGTATCTAGATATGTGAATAAAGTCTTCGTAGTTGGTTGTCATAGTATCTCCTTTAATTATACTAAGATTGAAAGATCGGGTTCTTTATAGTTTTTCCCTTTTAAAACTTTGCCTTCTTTATTGTAGATCGGATTACCTTCATCATCTAGCTTAGACATGTTACTGTCATGCACTCTATTAAATGCAGCATCAAATACATGAGTAGGTAAATCTTTAAGAGCTACGATAGTTCCACTTAATACATATTGTAGATCACATAACTCTTTAAGTAAATGCCCCCAGTGATCGGCTGAAGGTCTTTTATGAAATATTAATTCAGTTGAGATCGCATCTATTGCTTGCACAACTTCTTGTGTCTCTTCTTCAATTAGTTTAGCTCTTAAATTTAAAAGAGAGACACGCGCTTGACTATTGATATCAAGTTTAAAAGATTTATGAAACTCTTCAACTTTCTCTTCTCGTGTTCTACTTCTCATCATTACTTCCTGTTTCCTTCCAAGCTAAAAATATAAGACAACAGATAGCATGTATCAATGGATGCTTACCTGTGTCAGGGTCTTCTGTCTGTCCACTACGCCACTCATCAATGTGTCGCATGAGTGCATCGTAGTATCTGTCCCAATCATCACACTTCTTCCAATTATCTCCACCGTACTTAGTAGCTCCAAAATCTAATACAGAAGCTACATCACGAATAACAGATAACGGTAGAAATCTCCAGCGTACTTTATCTAGATCTGATTTAGTAAACTTTACGTCATCTGATAAACTCATATTATACACCCTTTCTAGCTATGCGTCAATAATGCATTGATCCTTTTTCGGATAAACTTAACTTCTTTAGTTTCAATTATCTTGTAAGCAAATGATCTTGTATAAGATGGATCGACACCAGCTAAATCACATACAGTCTCGAAGTCTTTAGATGTAACTCCTATGCTTGCTGTAAACCATGCTTTGGCTGATCGTCTATCTAATTCAGATTGTTCCGGCTCTCCCTGATAGTATGGTTTAGTTGCATCTAATACTGCTTGTAAGATTACAGCTAGAAACAATACTTTTTCTGGAGAAGATGATTCAGCACTTGAAGAAACAAAGTCATCAAGTATTAAGGATATATTTGTGTCTGTCATTTTCTAAACCATTCTTTCGGTAAGCCATCTGCAAGCTTACAGTATTTGTATTCATGTTTTATACACCAGTCAGCATACGTTGATTTCGATCCCTTATATAGTTTTGCATTTGGATTGTCGAATATAAATCTAATGTCTACTTCAGGATATGTTTTTTTAATACGTAAATGTTTAGCTCTATCAGAAGAGACAAACCTGCCTTTAACTTCAATATAGAAACCGTATTCTTCTAATTGAAAGTCAGGCAGGTAAGTCTTCTCTACGATGTAAGAAAAAGTATGTGGTTCGTATAAGTATTCAATCTTACGCTTCTCTAAAAGATTAGCGCACTTAACTTCTGAACCACTCCGGTACTTGTTCGTACTCTTCTTATTCTTTTTTCTTTTAGCCATTATGCGACTAATAAATTAATATCTTTTAATTGATCAATACGAACTGAGTAAGTGTCAGACTTGTACGTAAACTTATTAGGAGAAGATGGATCGGAATCTCCTTTCTTAAAGAATCTTGCAAGATCAAAGAACTCTTGCTTTGGTAGATAACCCAATACCCACCCTTTAGTTAAGTCTCTCGTAATCCTTACAAAGACATAGTTATCACATTTCTGCTTAGTATTGTGTCCACTGACGCTACAATCGTAATGGGGCAATGGCACTGCAGAAGTTGATTTAGTTTTAACATCCATTGTTTGACCAGTAGATTTAACTGTGAAATCAAAATCATAATTAAACTCGCCTTTCACTTTAGATTTACCTACAACATCTCTAATTACTTCTTCACCTACGCAGCCAGTTAAGATACCAGCCCCTTTAGTGATAGAGTTTTTAAGTGTCGATGGCATTTCAGATGCCCGTTTTCTTGCACGGTCAATAGCTTTTACTGCAATATCAACTTCAATCATGTTATTTCCTGTACGTTAGGTGTTTTATAAACTTTAGTAAAATATCTCGAACCTTTTGAATACTTAAAAGTACGCAGTCCTTTCCCATCATTACTATCACTCCAACAAGAATGCTTATAAGAACACCAAACACAACTAATGGGGAGAACACGATTGCCGCTAACACCATCAGGCTCATCAGAATAGCAACGAGCAGGTGGAGATTTTGCATCTACTAATCCTTTCAATTCTTTAATTCGATCTGTGGCATTGATCATATCCATGCTATCAATGTGAAGTAAATGTAAGTCAGCATTTTCTTTATTTAAAACTAGAAAGGCTCCAGCATCTTCACCCTGTCCTTCAGTGTATGCTGATAACTGTGCGATATATCCAAAAGGATCATTACCATTTGTTATTGAGTTATCTTTAAACTTTCTAAATCCAAATGAACTAGCAGATTTAATATCTGTAATTACATTATCAATCCTACAATCTTGATGACCTACGACACCTTCAATTGTAACTGTCTTTTGTTCATCAGTGATAGTATGTCCAGCTAATTTAATTAATAACAAAAGAAGTTCTTCAACAAGATCACCATACATAAACTTTAGACGATCCTGTCCAGTAAGAGGCTTCTTATCATAGTTCTGTAAGCCGTACCATACTTTTCTATTAGGTGTACCAATCTGTGATAGCCGTAATCCTTCAGCACCACTACGTACTTCTTCAATACGATTCTTAACTAAGTCTGATACACAAGTACCAAAATCTTTTATTAAATCATCCGGCAGAGTAACTTGATCTTCAAAGACTTTATAAATATCTTCAATGAGAGTATCTATATTTTTTTTCTTTTTAGCCATAGTTTTTCCTCT